CAATACGCCAAGCCAAAGACAAACGAGATCGGCTACATGGAGTCGGCCGACTCCGGCCCGTTCCGGATCGTATGGGTTGGGGCCACGGGGCCAATACCCACCGGCACCACCGGCCCGGGCACGCCGTGGGCACTGTTGATGTTCGGCACCGAGCGAATGTCAGAGTCCATCGCCGGACATTCCACCGGCGCTGACCAGCTTCTCGGCCACGGCAAGGCCGCCACCGGGTCAAGCGGGTGCGACACGGGCCTGAAGTGGTTCACGGTGACCGAGTGCTCCGGCAACCCGTCCTACGCCACCAGCTACTTTCTCTGAGGTTCTCATGCCAGAAGCATTCGCCAGCCGGGGCTACCGGCTTTCCACCACTGGCACCACCTACGTCGCCACGGGCGTGACCGGAACCACCGGCGTCACAGGGGTGACACTGATCCGGTCGATCTCGGTCGCCAATGTGGATCTCACCAACGCCGCAGCGGTAACGGTGCGGTTGCACCAAGGAGCCACAGGCTACGCCCTCGCGGCCAACGTCAACGTGGCGACCGGCACCAGGCTCGAGGTGCTATCGGCTCCGCTGGCGGTGCGGCAGGGGGATTCGGTGTCCGCTCTGGCGTCGGCGGCTGACCGGCTTGAGGTGGTGGTGTCGTCGTTGGAGATCACATGAGCGTGGAGATCCGACTCAAGGACGGGAAGCCGTTGCTGGTTGGTGGCGGGCTCATCGCTGGCAGCCAGAAGTGCTGCTGCGAGAATCCGCCGCCGCCACGATGCTGGTGTCCGGACTACTGCCAATACAATATTGAAGTCATTTTGCCAGAGACGTGCAGCGTTTCAACGCGACCAGGCTGCGCTGACTATCAGACCCGCACCACTATTGGATCGTCGATTGCATCAGTGCTTGAACCCTACCCTGGAGTACTAGATTGTCCGGGTGAAACTAGCGGAGTTGGCGGGCTGCCATGCAGCGACGGGTCGTATGTTCAGCGGTACGACGCATGGGTAGGTGGATGGGGCCTTCTTTCGGCTGTCAACACCGACGTGATAAAAAGGCCAGAAGCCGGAATTATTTATGGCGTCAGAGCTGCCGTGCGATATGAGGCACGAGTGCGGTGCATTATGGAAGATTTATTCAACGCATCAAAAATACTTCTTGACGTTGTAGCGGGCGTTTATATGCAGAAGCTTAGTTCTGAATCGGAATCAGATTTCAGTTTTACACGAACCAGATTCAAGACCGTTGAGATTTCATACGACGAGTGTCAAAAAGTTGGAGACAGGGTTTGCAATAACACAGATCTTTATAGAAAAAACGCTAAACAAAAATCAATCACAACTCCGCTTGAGTTTACTCTATCGCTTGAGACTACTTCGTTCGGAGACTACGACCAGACTAACGACATACTCCAGTTTGGCCCATACGAAGACTTGCTTCAAAGCATCATAGACAAGGAGTTTAACGCCACCTTCCGCATCACCTCCCGCCCAACGTGCCGCAGCGTCCCGGCGGATTGCGACGTTCCGATCGGCGAGGGCAACACCAGGGTGTTCTGGGGAGGCGAAACTCCAGAGTTTGTTTTAGGCACGCCTGAGTTGATGTCGGTCACCGACCCGGTAACCAACGATCTGCTGTACTACGAGCATCAGGGCGGCATTGGGACGATCGTCAACCCGTACAAGTTTTTTTTCTACCGCACCGACAACCCCAATACGCAAACGCTGGAGCAGCAGTATTTGGACCTGTACTGCGAATCGGACAACAACGTCAGCCCGCCGGTGACCGCGTGGTACGTCGTGCATCAGACGATTAAAATATGCGGCGGCCCATTTACGGTGGACCAATGGGCCGGCACGATTGACACGTATGCGGCCCCGGAGAACTGCGGGAACATCTCAGCAGGCGACCCCGTCCCGATCGGCGAACCAACCATGGAGCGATCAATTGGCTACCCACAAGACTCCACTGGCGGCTGCGGAGCTACAGCACCGCGGATCCGATTTGAAATCCAGGCTCCTTGCAGCGTCTGAGGTCAATGCCCGCCGGGCCGCGCGTGCTAGCAGCGAGCCCCCCCCGCTGCTCGAGCGGATGGGCAACTTCGCTAAGGCCGCGGTGTCGCACGTCGCCGCCGGTGCCCCCCGCTGCACCGACGAACAGGTGGCCGCCCGCCACGCGATCTGCACGGCGTGCGAGTATTTCGCTGCCAACGTCTGCACTAAATGCGGCTGCGGCATCAGCCGCGAACGGGCCTACATATCCAAGCTGCACTGGGCGGATCAGTCGTGCCCAGTGGGCAAGTGGGGGCCGGTTGAAGCCGAAAAAAACAGCGGTTGACACCCGTACACCTATCCGCAAACTGGCTAGTACGGAGGCGGCATGGCGAAGCCGGGTTTGCTGGAGGACGTGCTGACGAATCTGCCACGGCGGACGCGGCAGAGTTTTGCCGACGTGCTGCCGCCGGACATTCTCGCCGAGGTCGAGGAGATCCGGTCCGAGTTTCGTGCCGGCCGGATCAGCGCAACGAAGACCGGGCTGGCAAAAGCCATTGCAAAGACTCTCGCTGACCGCGGCATTAGCGCACACTCCTCTACGGTGACCAGATGGCTCGACGGCCGCTAATAGCTGACGTGGTCGCCAGCCTTCCGCAGCCTTCACCGGCGGCCGAGGCCGAGCATGTGACCAGGCGCACCGAGGGCGACAACGTCGAGGCCCGGAGCGTCTCGCGGACGATCCGCACGGTCGAGGATCTGTTGAGGCATATCGAGGCTGACCTTGAGCTATACCAGGTGGCACAGAGTGAAGCGACCAAATGGGAGGGGATGAGCGTCAACCGCGAGACCGGGCGGCCGGAGGTGACCGAGCTGTTCCGCGTGTTCGTGCGGCTGAAGCCTAAGCCCGGCCCCGGCGTCCGCGAGTGCGTTGAGGCGATGATCGCGTCGGCGCTGGCTGGCCGGCGGGTAAAGGCGAAGCCGCTGCCGAAGTCAAAGTCTGGGCCGTGGGCAGTGCTCGTCGTGGCCGACACTCACTTCGGAAAATACTGCTGGGAGGGCACGACCGGCGAGGCCGACTACGATCTCGACATCGCGGCCCAACTGGTCGCCGACGCATCCCGCGAGCTGCTGGAGCTGGCCGCTCGATACCGACCGGCCCGCATGACCGTCGGGATGCTTGGCGATCTGATGCACTACGATTCTCCGGCCGGGACCACCACCAGCGGCACGCCGCTCGAGCGTGACGGTCGGCTGCAGAAGATGATCGGCGTCGGCACCGACTCCATCATCGGCGTGGTCGATGATGCCAGCGGCATCGCACCGGCCGACGTGGTTATCGTCAACGGCAACCACGACGAGACGCTGACGTGGGCCCTGCATCGGTTGCTCGTCGAACGCTACCAGTCCGGCGGTCGGGTCCGCATCGACGAGAAGTTCACGCCCCGCAAGTATCTCGACCACGGCCGCAATCTTCTGGGGTTCGTCCACGGGCATCGGGCTAAACGCAAGCTGCCTCAGCTCATGGCGATCGAGGCGGCCAAGGCGTGGGCCCGCTGCCCCTACCGAGAGATCCACACCGGCCACCTCCACCACCAGTCGGCCGAGTGGTCACGGCCGATCGAAACCCTCGATGGGGTTCTGGTGCGGGTCGCGCCGTCGCTCGGGCCGGCAGACGATTACCACGCCGTGAACGGCTGGCTGGGCCAGCGTCGGGCGATGGAGTTGTTCATCTACGACGAGGCTGGCGGGCTGGCTGCCATGCACGTCGCCGGTCCCCGGATGGAGGTGCCGGCGTGACGAAACCTATGCCCGAAGAATCTGCGGCAGAGGTTTCGTATCGCGAACCGCTCTCCGAGGAATACATCGCGACCGCCCTCCGCGATGCACGTCGATTCATGGGGCAATGGTGTGGAACATCGGGAAATCTCGCGGCACATACCGTGAGATTGATAAAAGAAAGGGAACGGATGCTGGAAGCAAACCGAGAGAAAGAGGCTGGCGGGGCAATGCTGGAAGCAGCGTGGAAGAAATACCGGCAGGACCAGATATCCCCGGACCACGAGCCGATCACGCGGGCGGTCTACGGTGCCGACTGCGATCGGCTCGACAAGACCCCGGCCGAGCAGCTCTGCGAGAAAACGGCCGAGGTGATCCGCGATCGCCGGCCGAAGTACGGCGGACCGCAAAAGCATTTCGCCAGGACGGTCGGAATGTTCAACGCGGCGTTCGCCGACGTGCTGAAGCGGCCGCTGACCGAGGCCGATTGGGCCGTCGTCATGATCCTCGATAAGGTCGCCAGGTTCAGGGGGCCGGGGGCCACTGTCGACGGCCCCGTGGACATCGCCGGTTATGCCGCGTGCCTGTACGAAGTCATGGACCGGACCGACTAGTGAACAAGCGTACAATGGCAGTAGAGGACCGACGTGGCACAGACGCATGAATGGCTGTTTCGCACTACCGGCCGAGGGCGTGAACCGCTGTCGGCACCGGAGGAGGGCGGCAGCCATGTTCACTACCAACCGACACGCCGGGCCGGCATCGGCTCGATCACGAGTACGCCCCCGGGCCGACGACCGCTGACATTCCTTGAGTACCTCGCGATCCGCTCCGGCATGACGCTTGCCGAAGCCACCAAGCTCCACGAAGAAGGGAAAATCCACTGATGTCCACCTCGCTGACGGTTGCCGGCACTACCCGCCTCGCCTGGTCCCTCTCCGATTCGCAGTCGGTCGCCGACTACTCTGCCTCGGGTGAGGATCGCACCTCGCGTGCGATCTCAAACGGCACGGGCGTGAACCAAGCCAACGTCGCCGCATCGAAGAGCCTCACCGGCACACAAGCCGGGTTCTCGATGTCGACCACCGGCATCACCGGCTCGGTGCTCGGGACGCTGCAGACCGCAAACGTGTCGACCGTCCGCGAGCTGCTTGTGCAGGTGCCGACCGGCCCGACCGGCGGGTTTCTCACCGTCACCCACCCCGGGATCTCGGGCGTGAGGGTTGGCGTCGGCGGGCAGCTTCACATCGCCGACTACGGCAGCGGCATCACCGGTGGCACGCTGGCTTTCGCCACGTCTGTGACCGGCACCTACGGCGTGGATGTGACCGCGGTGGGCGTGGGGACGTATTCGTGATCTCGGACGCACCGATCGCTGTCGCCGAGGCCGCCCCGGGGGGCGTGCTCACGAAGGTCGACGCCTTCATCAGCGCCGCACGATCGGCGGCTGGCGATGGTCTCACCTGGGCCGAGTTCGGTGAGCTGCTGGTCGCTCTCCTCCACCTAGCGGTCGCGGCCCTAGACGCTGTCACCAGCATGACGGGCGAGGAGAAAAAGGCATCGG